CCCTTCTGAGGTGCCTTACCTCCTTCCACTTCCCACTCGCCTCTCGCAAGAAGCAGGTGGAATTGATCTCGGCGACAGACCTGAAGCGGCCAGTCTTCTGCTCATTAATGATCGCCCAGTCAGGGTAATCACTATTGAGAACGGGCGAATGACAGCTAATAAGGCCATCATCACCGTTGATCAAGATCGATGCATCACGCCCCCGAGTCGCCCACTTGGCAGCGACATAGGACTGGATGCAAAGAAGAGGGAAAGAAAGGTAGGTGCCCATCATCTGACCATGTGTGACATCACCGCTGAGGGACGGTGAGGACGCATGGGGACGAAGGGACTCGTGGGCCCCAACTCGGATGGGGCCGGGCACGTTTCTGCAACGCGCGAGAAGCGCGCCAAGGATGGTATCTGCCACATCTAACCGTAAGTTATCTGAGGCGCCTACCAGATCGATAGAGGTCTGCCAGTCGAACTGACAGACCCTCGAAATGGCAGAAGCGGTGGGAGGACCCACCAGAATCCAATCCTTGCCACCCAACCATGAATAGATGCATTCATGAAGGGGTCCGAGAGTATCCCAACGGTAAGTCGGGACTCCCATAGGCCTCAACTTCCCAGCGGAAGGGACCTCCGAGAAACGGAGATCCCAACCACCGACCCAAGAAGGGATAGGACCACCCGCCTGAACGATGCCCTGAAACTCCTGGTAAGAGGAGTTTGCAGACCATTTTTCAGACGCGAACCCGCGATCGTTGCGAGACGACCGCTTGGGGAAATAATTCTCGCAGAAGCGAGAATAATCCCGGTCCCATCCCAAAGGGAAGGCATCTTCGACAACCTTGCGAGTAAACGCAAGGTAATCGAGGGAAGAGGAGGGGGCAGAAGGTGAGCAGGCCTTGGCGAACCAGGACTCACGAGAAGAAGGAGGGCGATGAAGGGAGCAAAAGGTGGAAGGTAGGCCCTTCTTTATGGAGCTTACGCTGTGCGCAAGTTCCCACCTTTGCTTCCGCCCAAGGCGGAAAAAGAGAGGAAGTCCGTCGGGACCCCAACCGCGCTGGACGCGAGGAAAGGGGACAGAAACCCGAGAGGGACCAGGAGGAGAGAGAAGAAAAAGGAGATACTTGCCAAGATCGGCGGGTCTCAAGCACGGTAACTCGCCTTTCCCGAGGGAAAAGCGCAACCGAATAGTCTTGAGGGCCGACCCTATGGTCTCCTCAGTATCTGCCGCTATACGGCGACAGATACAGCGAACCCCACCA